TGCCTAGTTGCTTCCTGTGATGCGGTAAGTTCATCTAGTGAAAAGTGGTCGGACAACATTATTTACGTTGCTCCAACACAATGATACGTTTTTCTAAGCCAACATCTTCAGCGTGTAATGATTTTATATCAGACAAATACATCCCCATGAAATAGATTAAACCTGCTTGCACTACTGCTAGGCAGACAGAGATAACGTTCCACATCCCACGACCTTTGTTGAGCAAGGCATTGTTTTCTTCGGTGCGTTTAGCTACCTCTACCATGTGCCTTTTTAACTGTGTGTCCGTATCATTCACGGCTTGTGTGTTTGCCATAAGACTGATGTTGATGTTCTGCAAGACTAGGAGTATCGCCCGTGTTTTGGGGTCGTTCTCCTGCTTGATTAAATCGTCAATCTCAATTTTACCACCATCATCATGCCGTCTCATGTATATCTCAGTCATATCGTTCTTCTTACGTTATTATTGATTTGCCAGTGCATTTTGATTTTGTTGCTGTGGTGCTAATGCGTTTTGTACAGCCATAGGAGCTGCCCGCGTAAATTGACCTGATTTAAGTGTTTTTAATACAATATTACGGTCACTTACAGGAATTGAATTAAGCAACTTAGACATATCCGCACCTGACTGATACCCTTTTATCAATATATCAGTAGACCTATCGCTTATTCTTCCACTTAAATAATCTAACGCTTTATTAAACGCCGTAACTCTAACATCTAGGTATTGAGGTAATCGCCCCGAAAAGCCAGTTTCTTTAAGTACACGTTGCGCTCCACCTCTACCTAATTTTTCAGCCTCAGATATAGCCATATCACGTTTTAATTGATTAGCAATCTTAATAGCCGTATCCATTTGTTTAGGCGTTAATATTTTAGTTAAATCACCTTCTTCATACCGAGCGTATTTAGTCGCCTTTTTAAGTAAGGCTTCCTCACCTTTACCAAGTACGGCTAAAAAAGGTTTAGCCCGTTCGCCACCAACATCAGATTCAAGTACCTTTGCCATTTCTTTAAGTACCACAGCTTGGTTAACTGGTGCCGACATTTCAGCATATTTTTGTCGCGCTGCTTTATACGCGGGTACTTTTTTCTCAAACTCAGTTACATATTCATCTAATAATTTAGCCGCCGCTTTTTGTTCACTTACACCTATTTTAGACGCTGGCGTAGGCGCTGAGGCTATGTCTGATAAAGCTACTTTAATATTATGTAATGTTTGCCCATTTACTGTAGGGTATACAGCAGGAGTGGTTGCAGTTGCAGGCTGATATACCCCCATAACAAAAGGCTCATTATTTACCCGCGCTAATTCTTTTGCGGCATTAATAGTGCCTGCGGGCATCCTATCAAATAACTTTTGCATTTTATTATCTAATTGAATTACAGTTTTGTCCGCCACAGTGTAAAGAGGCTCAGCCCCTGCTGCGCGTTGTAGCGTTACGGTTTTTAAGTCAGGAGTTACATTTGCGAGGGCTGCTTTACGCGCTGCTTCTTGTGCGGGTATTTTAGCTTGAACAGCTAACGAAACAGGGTTAACCAATGCTTCTTGATTAACCGCTTTTGCTAACGCATGAAACGGCGGCGCTTTCACGCCCGCTTCTTGTAATGCTTGTTGAGCGTTTAAATTAATGGGCGCGTTTGCTAACGCTGCTTGCGCGGCGGGCAATTCAGTACCTAGTGCTTGTCTAGCAATATTACCCGCGTGTATATTAACTAATTGGTGCTTAACTGCATCGTATACCCATCCTACAGCTTTAGCCGCTGCGATTGTAGCTGGCGTTAACGTAGCGCCTAATAACGCCCCCCATGCGGCAGATTCGGCATTAGCAGATAAATCTTGCGCGTTCGGGTTAGTAAGCCCAATTGCAGTGCCTACCCCTGTAGCTTGTCCAACTTTACCTAAGAATGTAGCCGCGGGCGCTAATTTATTTAATATTTTAGCAGGCCCAACCATTGAAGCTACACCGCCCGCAACGTCTACATCTTGCAAATATGGGTTTCTAAACTTTTCAGGTGGTGCTAGTGCGTTCATGCCTTTTTGCTTCATGGCTTGAACTTCATCCCACGTAGACCCAATACCTAAACTTGGGCCACCTGCTGATACAAGCGCATTTTCACCTAATCTAGCAATGCCTACTATAGGTGAAACTAAACCTAAGCCTACGCGCCCTGTAGTAGAACCAACTAATTTTTCAGTTAAGGTAGCAGGCGCTTCAGCCTTAGCTTCAAGCGTGTCAGGCATACCCGCAGCAACCCACTCTTGTTCAGTCATTGGTTTAGTTTTAGCTGTCTTTTTAGCTACGTCTGTAGGTGTAAGCGTGTCAGGCATACCCGCAGCAACCCACTCTTGTTCAGTCATTGGTTTAGCCTTAGCTTCACCTGCTTGGGCTGAAGGTACAATAGCGCTAAAAATCTTTTCAGCATACCCCGCACGTTTGGCATTTTTCTTTTCATTTGCGCCCGCACGTTCATACACATTTGAAAACGTATGTGCCGCGTCAGTTGCGTTTGTAGTGGCTAATAGCTTATCTTTAGCTCTTTTTTCAGTTGTATTAAGCTCTAAATCCATAAACTCTAATTGAGTTAATGGGTCAGCAGCGTCTTTTTTATTCTTAACGGTGTAATCAAAAAAGGCTTTCTTTCTTGGGCCTAACCATTGAGGTAATCCGTAAGCACCTGACGTAGGGTTTTTAGCAGTAGGGTTTAAGGTACTCTCTTGCATGAGATTACCCGCGATACCCGCCGCCTGATGTGGCTCGTAGCCTTTACCAGTAAAAAACGATACTACGTCTTGTTCGTTCATTTTACCTATCCTTTAGCCGTGTTTGGCTTTAAGTGCGTCATATTTTTTCTTTTGCTCAGGCGTAAGTTTAACTGCGGCGGCAGGAGGTGGTGGTGTACCTGCGCCTGCTGCTGGGAGTTCAAAGCGGTTAGGATAGCGAACAAAGTCTTCTTGGTGTGTCGTTGCATACGACTCGCGTAATCTTTCTTCGGCACCCGCTAATTGAGCGTCAATTAAATCCATTTGTTCTTTAAATTTAGCAGGTGTTTGTTTTTTTTCGTCTAATGAAGCTATCATATCTCTAATGATAGTCCATTCTTGTACCGCCATAGTACCAATCGCGCCCCCAGCACTGGCGGCTATTTTACCTAGTGACGTTACTTTACCTTTTAGGTTGGCTATGTCTGTATCAGCCTCTTGAGAAGCGCCTGATACTGAAGGTAAGTACCCTGTCCATCCTGCAACATTTTCTAATGCTGACGTAGGTATATCACGTACTTTTTGTGTCGCTAATTTAACGTCACCAAAAGACGCAATAGCGTCTAACGCCGTTCTTCGGTCTTTACCTATGTTATGCTGTAAATCTGTATCTTGTTTAGCTGTTAAAGGTTTAGGTTTATCCGCCCTAGATTCGCCAACTGTAACACCCTGAGGATTTTGAGCAGTAGGAGGATAGTACCAAGCGCCTTGATTAAAGGTAGGCTTTTGTTCTCCTGGCGTTGGTGTTTTAGCCGTTGTACCTGTTACTGTACCTACGCCTGTTATCGGGTCAACCATAGTATCCTGAATACTACCTCCTATATCTCTTTGTCCTGGTTTACCTAATCTATCTTTAGCTTCTAATTGCAATTTTGTAATAGCTTGTCGTCTAGCGGTAAAGTCAGGCTCGCCTGTGGCGGGGTCTATAGGCGCGGGTACAGATAATACTATTTTATTAAATCTAGCGATATTATCTAAAGTTTCAGGGTTATAGTTGCCTTTTCGTTTTGCATCTTCAAACCATGAAGTAAGCATGGCTTCAGAAGGATAATCAAGTATTTCACTTTGCGCGGCTTTAGCTAATTTAATACTAGCTTCTGTATTGGATAACTTTTTACCCGATGTACCAACCCCATGTTCTTCTGCGGCTGCTTCTTCTTTTTTCGTAGCTGCGTAGGCTTTTAGCCCTTCTATACCTTTTAATGCGTAAGCGTTATATCGGTCTTGTTCATATGTAGGTGAAGTTCTATCTAATTTTGAAAAAGCATTTTTAACCGCTTCGTCTTCGGTTAACCCACGCTTATATTCATCCATCTTCATCTGATTAAGTTGATTGGACTGTTGAGCGTTCTGCATTTCGTACATTTTCGCCATCTGATTGACGGGCGATTCAAATTGAGCTGGTCTTACCCCTAAAGCGATACTTGCGTCTACTGGCATGATTATTTATCCTTTATACAACTGTGCCGCCACTTGCGGTATTATAACTAGCGTTAGGTGTAAATACACTTGGACTACCGCCCCCGCCTTGAGGGAGCATTCTATTCAACATATTTTGTTGGGTAAAATAGTTAGTAGTGTTTCCAAGCGCTTGATTCCACGCATTAGCACTACCCACGTAGCCTGACGCTCTAGCATTACCCGCGCCCATGTAGGCTTCGCCCGCTTGGTTAGCGTAATTTTGACCTGCTTGACCCATCGTGTTAGTGGCTGTCTGACCTGCACCCATAAGGCTTTGTAGTGGATTGAGTTGGTTTGAACGGTTAGTCTGATAGCGATTGTAGGCGTTTTGATACTCTTGTGACCCCATCTCTTGACCGTACTGCGTTGCGGCACGTAAGGCGTTACCTGAGATTAGTCCGCCTCTCGCTGCGGCTGTCGCATTAAGCCCTTTCATACCTTCGCTTAAACGGAACGCATAGCCTGGGTCTGCTTGATAGTCTGCCATGCTGAAATCTCTAGCGTACTTACCGCCAGCGCCTTTAGATAAGCCCATGTAGTCTAGCAGTTTGTTTTGTGCAGTTAGCCCAGCCTCACGGAATGGGGCTTGTAGTTCAACCTGTTTATCAAACTGTTCTTGTTGTAACTCAGCAGCGCGGTCTGCTGCGGCGGCTTGTGTTTTAGCCGCTTTCTTAGCGGCTTTTGCGCCAATGACGCTAGATACAACTGCCCCACCTACTACGGCTGCTGCTATGCTTGACATAATTTAACTCCTTCAAATTCTATACCTGATAGCGATAACGCTTGTCGGTAATCAATAGTTGCTTCCGTTCCTATGCCCCCGCCTTGGCAGCCTTGTAAATCTATTAATGCAACTAAATCAATGTCGCCATTAGGTAGCAAAACCATTTTAGCATTAGGATTTATTGCATGGTTTGTATATCGCCCTGCTTGTGTTCGCATCCCGTTTATCCGCGCCTGACATATAATATCGCCTGCTTTTACTGGTACAGTCACGTACAGACCTAACCCATCTATCGGCGATTTAGACACGCGAATAATAGTGTTGTCTAAATCTATTCTATCATCTTCATTTTCTGTCTGTTGTCGCGCTATTTCGTGCGATATACCTGATTCAGATAATACCGCTAAATAATCTTCTCTACTAGCATTATGTGCTATCGCGTTTACCGCAAATTTAGCTTCGGCATCTGTTTGCCAATCTAAACTCTTTTCAATAAAATAATCTTCAACGTCATTAATATCTTTTAAGTCAGTCGCATAAACATTTTGCCATATCACATCTTCTAATACATAGCCTACTTTGCGCCCAGGCTTACCTACAAACATTAACGGCGCGGTCAGCGTAACAAACTCACCGTTATCGCCTACCACCATGACCTTGCCTTGTAGCATGATGTTCATGTGGTCAAACTTTTGGCGATGCCCTATTGCTAGTGTACCTGCTGGCATAAAGACTTCACGAATACATAAGCTAGGGCCGAAGTGGTGCGTTACAGGGCAGTCTGTTTGTTCATGTGCGAGTAACGCCTGTTCAGGATTAGCAAATTTAGCTAAAGTCGTTAGCGCTAAGTTTGCCTGTTCAGCCGAGTTAAGCGCTAAGTCCATTATTGCACAAACTCCACAATGTCGCCCACGTTTAGCCCGTCAACAAACGTGACTACAGTTGATGACGTTTCGGTGTAGTTCAGCGTGACAATCTGTTTAGACCCATTGACCAACACGCTTAGGCTGTTATTGCCTACAGTATACGTGAAGCCTACAGTGAACGCAGTTTGTCCTGCTGTGGCTACTAGGTAATTTTGGCTTCCTGCCGCAGGTAAACCTGTCAAGTTGTCCATTGTCCATAGCAACACGCTAGTAGAAGTTTTTAATACTAACTTGTATTGATATGTGCCTAATAGCCATATTTCTTGTGGCGGTCTGCCTGCTGCGTCTAGTACAATCGGGTTAGTGTGCGCTACATTACCTTGACTGGTTGTGTATGTCGGTGCGGGGGTGGTCGTGCCAGCTTCGTATGAATACAGTAGCCCACCTGCTAGTGGTACGCCACTGTTATCAAAGAACTGCCAACCTGCGCCACCTAAAGGTGATAAATTAACTGCCATAATCCTGCTCCTAAAATTGCGCCTAGCGTGGTGGCTACCCAATCCCAAACATCACTTGTATGACCTGTATTATGAGCATCATACGCTTCTTTGGCAAATGCTAATATTGCCATAATAGCCACACCTGCATAAAAGCCTAAAAAGTAGGCTATGCCAGCACCACCCAATACACCAGTAAAAAAATGCGCTTGCTTATCAAGTGGTAATGGAATACGTGGGCTTGATAGTTTCATCAATAACTTAAATAACTTTTCCATATTAAACGTGCCTTACTTGACCTGATACATTAACAACCCCTACTGTTCCCGATGTAGGAAGGTTTGTAAACTCTAATAACGCATATCCGTTTACATCATTTAGTATTGCAAAAGTTACGCCTACAGGGTCATGGTTTATCCAATATACGGATGTGCCAAAAATAAATCCACTAAGGGTAAAATTAGTTGGGGGGCCACTATTAGTAGTACCATATAAATGAAAAACTAATATATTTGCTGGTGAATCTGGTATTTTTGTATATAGCACTAGTCTATTTACAGACTGACTTTTTGTTGTAAAAGGAATTTCGTTTTCAATAGCTACAACGCAACCGCCAGTAAAATTAAAAGTGCCTAATTTATTGTTGTTTCCTAAAGCCATTTCTGACTTACCTAATAACTCCGTATCAGTATTATCTACCCAAGAATAAACCGAACTAGATATAGAAGTTGGCCCGATAATAACATTACTTGGTGGGGATATAAACCCTGTAGTAGTGTTGGTGCTTTTATTTTCTGATTCTATTGTTACATCATTTCCATATAGCGCAAAATTAACTAAGTTTCTTATTACACCACCTTGGTCTGAGTGAGAGTTTGCTCTCCATTCGCCCATTCTAGTAGTGCCATATTGTGAATCTATTGCATATTGAGTTTTAATAAAACTATTAGATGTAAATACTGCACCATAAATATCACCTATATTTACTATACATTTATAGACTTGTTCAAAATAACAAGATTGTATGCTTACGTTAGTTGAATATGTACCTGCTATAAAATAAATACCTACGCCATTTACTGTACCAGCCCCGTTTGCAACATAAGCTCCTTCAAAAGAAAAATTATTTATGTCAATTACAAGATTGGGTGTAGAGCTAAATTTAATTCCGCAAATTGCATCTGAAATATGAACATTAGATACTGAAATATTATTTGTATTATCCCCATAATAATGAAAACATTGTTGATTTGCGCCTTGTGTAGAATATCTAATTACAGACCCGTCTATTCTTGAATAATAACTAGATTTAAGCCTAACAGCCGCAGTTACAAATCTAAAGTCACAATTTTGAACTGAACTTCCTTCTTGAAAATTAATTGCATTAATAGCGCAGTTCATATATTCAAAAGTGAAATTTTTAATTGTGGCTTGAATACATCTATCAACAGCAGATCCAGCCGCGTTCCTATTTGATACAATTCCTCCAGCCTCAGTATATGTAGCTGTTTCAATAGTTGATACTTCAGCATCGCTATAAATTCCTGATATTGCGCTAGGATAATTTCCTACTAATAAACATCCGTTACCATCAAGCGTTATTCCACTAGGAATTAAAATTGTACCTTCAACATAGTATTTTTGACCTTCATCAAATTTAACTGTAACGTCATATCTAGGGTCTGTAGGTAACTGTTCAGCTTTAAGTTTTTGTGCGGCTAAAATTGCAGCATTAATATAGGCCGTACAATCGGTAGTGCTTATATCTATGCCTGAAGGGATAAAGTCTTGAACTGATAGTATTTCAGCAAGTTTTTCGTTAATAGGTCTATTAACAGCCCCCGTTGCGCCTTGGTCATATTTTGGAATTAATGTAGCCATGATGTATCCTTTATTAGCCTAATCTGTAAAGCACGTATGTATTTGCCGCTGTTCTGCGAAGTCTAAATCGTGCAGACACACCAGTTGCAATGGTTAATGATCCTACTGAGGTCATACCTGAAGCGCCTACTGCTATCGTTATTGTGCCTGATGCAGTATTAATTACAACCCAATCAAATCCAATGTTTGCAACAGGAACACTTGCATAAGCAGTATCAATTTCAGTACCAGTTGGAAGTGTAACCGTGTAAGTAGTGCCAGTTGTAGTAAGAACCCCCGTTGAAACTTCAGCCGCAGTTAAAGTCGCTACGGCTGCTTTTGTTGCAGGAGCAGGAGCATACTGCCATAAAGTACCTGTTTCTATATAAAAAGTTCCTGCATTGTCTATACGCGCCCGTTCTATTGCATTTGTGTAAAATATTTGTTGGGTGCTTGCCCCTGTCATGTAAAATTCAAGAGCGTTACGTCTAGTAGTTGTAGCAAACGTAGAGCCAATATATTGAATAACAGCACCCGAAGCATCGGTAGCATTACCTATGCTAAGTTGCGTTGCACCTGCTGTACCTGTTTTAGTCAGGTACGCATTAGTTAAAAAAGTTTGTAGCCCCGTAAACGACTGCGCTGCGTCTGTTCTAGCAATCGTAGCAGACGTTGTAGGGAACGTCATTGTTGTGCTGTCAGTGCCATCTAAAGTAAGTGTCTTGTTAGCAGTTAGCGTCTTGCCATCGGCTACGGCTAATGTGCTTGATGTGGCAGGTGCAGTAATCGCCATCATGTTAATGCTAGTGACTACGGCGGTACTTGGAGTAGTTGCGCCTAAAGACCCATTGTGTGCGCCTGTGAACCCTGTTGCGGTAATAACGCCCGCAGATATAGTAGCGCCTGAGTTATCTAGTAAGGTCTTACCGCCTGTACCGCTAAAAGTGGGAATTGCAAGATTGGTAGATGTGGCTGGCCCTGTTACGTCACCCCCGCTACTAGCAAGCAAAACAACATTACCGCCGCCGTCTTTAGTGTAGAGTTTCTTGTCCGTGACATTGACCGCTAACTCACCTTGAGCAAGATTAGCCGCGCTCGGTACAGTCGTAGCGGTTGCGGTGTTATAGGTGACTATCGGTGTAAATCCTGTTTGCGCCATTAAAACGTACCTCCTGAAATACCTACATACTTAGTCGCAGTGGCAGTAGTAAACGTGCCTGCGGCGGGTGTTACTGCACCTATTACGCAATTCTCAATAGCAATTCCAGTCATTGTACCCGAAATAATTTGGCTTGCGTCAATCGCTATATTTACATCACTTGCCGCTGTTATCTGCCCTTGTGCATTAACAGTAAACTGTCCTACTTTAGCCGCTAAACCATACGTGCCTGCGGTTACGCCTGTATTAGTAATACTTAGCGTGATTGTGCCTGCGCCATTGGTTACTGTAAAGCCTGACCCTGCTGTTAGTGTGTTTAGCGCGTACTCACCATTTTTACCTATAAGCAGTTGTCCATTAGTCGGCAGGGCTGATAAGCCTGTACCGCCGTTAACTATTTGCACTATGCCTTGATTCGCGCCTACAATGGTGTATATATTGTTAAAAAATATAAACCACTCGCGTGACATCAAGCCAGTACGGGGGTCAAGTAACTCAACCCGTGGTGCTGGTATTTGCGTTATGTTAAGCATTGGTTGGGCTGATGTGCAACTCAGCGCCTATTATGGCTACCTTTACAGGGTCAGTGCCTGATACTTCGTACACGCGATCACGTATCTTGTCAGTCATACCAAGCCTACGCCAAAAGGTACGGAAACCATATTGCCCAATCTTACCCATTGAAGCCCAATGCTCACTAGACCATGTATGACCGCCATCATCAGACCAACGCAACATGGCTTGAGGATTGTAGCCTGGTGCTTCAAGATATGAAGTTGTGGTTAATTGTTCGCCAGCTTCAGTTGTCAGTATTAACCCTGCTTCAGTTTTTATTTGTTCTGCGTCATACGCAGGATAAAGATTAAGCCCTACACCTGTTTCAGCATCTAATTGCAGACTGTGTTGGGCTGTACGGTTAAGGTTGTTCTGTCCTGTAGGTAGCGCTCGCCATGAGCGTAACCATTTTTGTTCTTGGCTATTATCGGCGTACACATCTAAATCTAGTGTGTAGATATTGCCATTCTCAAAGTCGCCTACAACCGTATTGCCTAAGAAGTTGCATTGGCAGTTTGAACGGTGACGTGTAAATTGTCCGTTCTCCCATCCTGCGCGTTCGTGCCATGCGCCTGTCGCTACATCATACACCCAAGTGGCGTTTGCAGAGGGGAATGTAAGCACGTAGAACGAGTGACCTTCTTGTTGATAGGTGTATGCCACCGCATCAAAGATATTGCCGTACTGAGCGATTGCGTACTCAATAGCGTGGGTTGAGATGCGTTGTCCTGTGTAACCGTTAGCACGATAGACGATACCTTGTCCGCGAGCGTCTGTACCTAGCCAAAATAGCCCGTTATCCATTTTAGCGATAGAATATGCAGATACGCACCCAATCTCATTGAACGCGCCTTGAATACGGGTTAATGGAAAGCCTGTTAGCCCTGCGTCATACCAAACTTCAACGGAATCTGTACCAAATATCCATACTTCACGGTGGTCAACAATAATCCCTACCACGCCATCGGGTGAGCCTTCAGCACTAGCAAAAGAGAGAGGGTCTATCTGTGTACCATCTAAAATTTCAGAAGTCCAAATGAGTTGGCTGTCAGGCTGATTGAATACGAAGTACCCATCAATATAGCCTACTGTTTTTGCGCCTGGAAAGTCTACGTCAGTAATCTTAGCAAAGGCGTTAGTTACTTCATTATAGATAAAGCCATCAGGATTACACGCTAAGAATATCTGCGTGCCGTTATCAGCAATAGATACTGGCCCTGTGCCTGTTACAGCCCCTAGCAATACGGGTGTACCCGTTAAACTATCAAGCTGATAGAACTCATTGCCTGACACCACATAGAAGTCTGCGCCATTTGTTTGATGTGCCCATAATGCACGTATCGGGCCAGTGCCGACAGTCTGTAAAAAGTTAAGCCCAGGCGTTCTGTTAAGAAAGCCAATCTCTTTACCCGCTTCAGGTGTCTGCTCAGGGAATAAGTTGATCATGCGGTTATCCGCCGCATTAATGCTTCGTGCTACATAAGACTGACCTAATATGGGCGTTTTCATACATTAAACGTAAGACGGATACCATTTAGTTGTGGTGACATCGTAAACTAAAGTCAACGCCCTATTAACGACTGCTGTACCTAATACGGCAATATTACCTGCGGCTGTCCATGTGAACGCGCCTGTAGGAATTAAAGTAATTGTGCCTCCGCCTGCTGAGATAGGCGCTGGGGCTGTGATAGTTACTACGGCTGTCGTGCCACTTACAAAAGTAATTTGTGTTGTCGGTGCAATAGTAGTAGCACTCGCAATCGTAGGTGCTGCGGCTGTGGTCGCTAATAAGCCTGATGTTTTAACGTCAGTAAATGTAGGGCTACCAGTACAATTAGTCAACACACCGCTTGTAGGTGTACCTAAGACTGGCGTTACCATCACCATGCTAGTGCTAGTACACGCTGAGATTACACCGCTTGCTACTGTGCCTAAGACTGGTGCAGTTAAGGTCGGTGATGCGATTGTTGGGCTTGTGCCAAACACCAACGCGCCTGTACCAGTTTCATTTGTTACGGCGGCTATTAAATTAGCAGAACTAGGCGTGGCTAAGAATGTTGCTACATTTGCACCTAAGCCACTAATGCCTGATGCTACTGGCAATCCAGTACAATTAGTCAACGTACCCGATTGAGGTGTGCCTAATACTGGTGTAGTAAGCGTAGAGTTAGTAAACAGTAGCGTGTTAGTAATTTGCTTAGTCACACCACTTTGCACCATAGGAATACGGTCTGTACCTGCCCCTGCGGTTGCAACTGGTAATGCTGAAATGGCTATGTCTGTCATCTTAGTAGTTCCCTGCAAAAATGTTGAAGCGTTGACGAGTAGCCACTAAGCTGTAAGGTAGCGCCATAATATCGTCAGGATTATTGATACGTTTAAGATTGCGTTTAGATGACATTGCAATGCGTGACACTTGTGGGCTTGGCTCTACACCAAACTCAGGGGCTAATTCACAAGCTAGGTTATACTTGAACGCACGAAGGTAGCCAGGTGGAAAGGCTAATGATGTTGCTAATGTAGCTGGCTGAGTTAGTTCTTCAACTGAAACAATATGAAATTCCAATGTCTTGGTAGGTACTGGATATACTGTCAGTCTAATGTTTGGGTATTCCATGTTTACCCACATCACTTGTGGATAAGTAGAAGTCACTGTCTTAACCGCAATACCATTGTATTGTTGTTGGTTAATCAGTTTAATACCGTATGAAATGTTATTTGCAGGGTCACGGAAGTATGACGCATCATCTACCAATATAGGGCGGTTGCCAATGAAGTCGCCTGACGGCCCCATAGTCTTAGATATTACATTTGGCGACCACGGTACAATTTGGTCTTGAGTTGCGTAAACAGCTAAACGCTCAGTATTCCAACTGTCAATCATTTGATTCAAAGCTGTTAATGAATCTTGCGCGGTTGATGCCGTAGGTGTTTCACCCTCGGCTAATTGTCCGATTAGGCGTAACGCCCCACAAATTTGGTCATAAGCTGTTGTTGCCATAGTGTTAGCTCCGTCTGCGTTTAATTACCAATCCATTTACAGGAGCCGCAACTTCAATTTCAGAAGGCGTATTTGGATTATATACTACCCATCCATTTTTTGCATCAGCTTCAGCTTCACTTTCGGCAATCGCTACCTTAGTACCGTGTACAGGGTGTTTTAAATAGATAACCATTATTGCTGTCCTTCCAAATAGGTGGCAAAATTACCAATAAAGGCTTTACTGCCTATATGCCCAAAAGTTATTGTAGGGTCTAACCAAAGGTCAAACCCTGCGGCTGAAGCCCGTTTGCAAAACATTATATCTTCTGACACCATGCGGTCATCTAACAAAGCTCTACTAAATAATGCAGGGATACGTTTAAACGCATCCTTTACTACAAACTGATAACTAGGGTATGCGCTTGCCATGCGTTCAATAACGCGTCTATGGATACACAAAAAACCACCTGGAAGGCTATTAGCACGTAGCAACCCGTCTTGCGTTTCATTGGCTCTATAATCAACTGGATAAAGTTCAGTATCGTGCTTAATGCGATAAGCGCCACCTACTATATCTTTATTGTGCGAGATTAATTGACTAATCGCGTCACCATTCCAGCCTAAATCTGAATCAATAAACATTAAATATTCGTGCTTAGAATCAAGCAATTTAGCTGCGGCAATATCACGCGCGGTATCAATAAAATGTACCCCCGTAATAAGCGC